CATTGACAATTGTAAAGTCAGTAGACGCTTGATTAGCATTACTAAGGTTTTGTGCAACTATCTGTACGTAACTGTTAACACTTGAGGCATAAGAAGCAACAACACCTGTGTCTGAATAAGATAAATTGCCATAAGAAAATACGCCAATATTTGAACTTGATAATATATTTCCTGTGCCAACAAAAGAATTGGCTGTGACCGTGTTATCACTAATTGTTCCGCCTGTAATAGTGACATTACCAAGTGTCAAGTTACCTATAGTTGTTGCAGTGCTACCTAGAGATATTGTTGTATTACCAATAGTAACAGCACTATTTTGTAATTGTGCGTTAGTAACGCCAGAGAGAGTACCGCCTAGTGTGAGGTTACCAGACGTTGTGACGTTACCTGTGAGCGTAATACCGTTGACAGTACCATTACCCTGTACTTGCGTTACAGTTCCGTTGGTTACAGTTCCAGTGATTACAGCTACAGTTTTTAACATCAGTCACCATCCCCTGGAGTTATATAAATAGTTGCCGTACTTGTTGTTGCATTTGCAGAAAAGTAAGCATTAGGTACAAACGTAATTATTTCGTCTGTCCCTGGTAGTAATGGCAAACAATTGTTTTGTGTAGACGTAGGAACTACAGCACCAGAGGTAGCCTGTGCAGAGGTCTGACCATAGCCAAGAATAACCACAACAGCACCGCTATTGATAACCCTGTACTGATTACCACCAAGCGTACTAGACGTTACTTGTACAGGCGTAGTAGCAGTAGTAGTTGCAGATATAACTACTGTGTTACCGCAAGGAGAGAATGGTGCTGATACTGACATTATTGCTCCGTAAACTTAAGTAACACAACAACAACCGCTATTACTACACCCGCAATCATTTGATGGATAGGAGTTAGGGATAGCTCCATGACGAAACCTTGCAATACTGAGAGTATGGCAATAACGAGCGCCCACTGTACCTGTTTTAATTTTAGGGTTGTGATTAGTGTGTTCATAATTGTTTAGATAAATTTGGATTTACAACAATTTCGCCATTTTGCAAAATGTATTCACTATTAATTAATTGGTCATATTGAACATCTGTTAAAAGAATTGCTCCAGATGGTAAATCATAAGAATCTTCTCTTATTTCAGTTACACCATCTGTGCGTACTATTGCATATTTCATTATCTAACCCTCCTTGCTCTAATAGTTCCACCTGCTTGCAATGTTGAAACAGTAAATCCAGCTTGTGTAACCAAATAAACAGTTGTTGTTGAACTTAATGAAATTCTTGCCATTGGAGATAATAAAGTGAATGCAGTTGCTCCAAATACTGTTCCTGCAGCAGTAGGAGATACCATATTACTTGCAGCAGCAGAACTTGTTGCTAATGTTGCAGAAGTTGTGCTTACTGTTGAATACCAGTAAGTCATGTTTGTTGTTGCACCTACGTTATATTGCACGTTGGCTTGAACATCCCAGTCTCCTGCTGTTAATGATATAGATGTTACGTTTGTTGCGGTATTTGTTGTTAATGAAACAGAAGTATTTACTACTGTACTAACTATATATTCGCCAACAACTCCTGTGGTAGCATTATCATTAGTTGTAGTACCAGTAATACCTTGACCTGACACACCAAAAGCAAGACTACCACTATTATTTAGTGTCATTGCAGTTAAAAATGAAACAACATTTCCTGCTGTTCCTGATGGGGCTGTGTACCAAACATGAGAGCCAAGTTGTTGGCTATAACGGGTTGCCCCCAATGAGTTGATGTAGTTGTAGGTCGAAGCACCGCTTGCATAAGCGTTGTTCAAAACCTCGGCACGACCATTACTGTTGTCAGCCAAAAACGCGGCATAGCCCATTTGAAGGGCTTTGAAGTTGGTATTCCAAGCACTAGGAGTAGTTCCTAATCCTAAGTTACCGTTGGAGTCTAGTGCAAATACAGATGGATTTGCCACCGCTACGTTACTGCTATTGATGTAAACCACCCCGTTAGCAGTACCACCAGACAATCCGCTTATAGTTGCATTTACAAGAGTAACGTTACCAAAAGAAGTAACTGTATTACCAAGACCAACAGATGTGTTTCCAATAGTTACGGGCGTATTAAAGTCCGCATCCAATTGTGACAAAGGAATAGACGTTGTTGCCGAAGCAAAGACATAGGGTACACCAGCCATTTTAGAACCTCACTCTTAGTTCATGTTCAAATTCAAACGTATTTACCACAAAACCAGCATTATTGGAAGTCATGGTGAGTCCCAAATACTTTCCGTACTGCTTGGCATCCGATTTGTACAAGTAATATCCGATAGATAGCAACCACTGCACAACTGCACTGCTATTATTTACCCACGATATTACCTGATTATTGTTATTTATCCAAGATACCCCAGCGTCTGCCAGAGTAACCACAGGACTACTTCCTGTCTCAGAATCCACACTCACATTAAACGTACCCGCCTGCGTCAAAGTAGCTTCAACCGCAAACTTTAACGCCTGTTTTGTTCGTATAGGGTCACCCATATCCTGTAAAGCAGTCTGTATGTAACTGCTAATACTATTGGTCGTATTTGAATACAACTGATATAAATTGTTGGTGTTATCTATACCATAAAGGTTAATTTTACCTGCCAGGGGCGCAGATGTTATATAGGAAAGCGCATTTCCCTGACTTGTAACAAACCATTTTTTTTCAAAAAATATGCACTGGATGTACCGAGAACCACTTGGACCTATTGGGAAAGTGCTATTGACGTAGAAATTGAATACGGCACACAAAATGTTATTAATTAACACCTGTCCACCCGTTACAGGTCTTGTAAAGTCAATATAAGGAAAAATACCGTCTAAAGGGTCTGATATTTTGGTGGTTGTAGAACCTACAAGCGCATAAATACCGTAGTCGTTCATAAAGAGCACGCTACGGAAGTACGGGAATATAGCGTACAACCGTTTAGAACCTATAGAAGCAGATACGTTAGTATTAGTAAATACAGTTGCACCCGTATTTGTTACCTGTAAATTACTAAATACGTTGATACTGTCTTCACCAAAGATGTACAAGAAGTTATTAGCCGATAGCAGGGCAGTAATGTTGCTATCTAGTGTTGAATCTGTAAGTGTCAGTGCTACAGCAGACACAGATGTAAAGTCTGTAGGAGAAACAGAGCTAGAAGCATAAACTGTACGACCCTGCGCCACCCAAACACGCCCTGAAAACGTTGCTACATCTACTATAGGGTTTGTACTTACTACTGCTTGTATAACTGCACCGCTACCTGTTCCACCAACAACTGCAACAGATGGAGCAGAGGTGTACCCAGTTCCTCTGTTGGTCATAATTACTTCTGCCACTGTATTTCCGCTAATTACAGCCACCGCATTTGCCCCTGTACCGCCTCCACCAGAGATGGTTACCGCCAAATTACCGTAAGCACCGTACCCAGTACCCCCGTTTACCACGTAAATAGACACTGTACCTGTTGCAAATGTAGTTACTTCCGCAATTGCAGCAGCGTTAGACCCACCACCACCAGAGAAAGTAACAGTAGCATTGGCATACCCGCTACCTGCATTTGTAAGCGTAATGCTATTAACAATACCGCTAGATAACGTTGCAGTGGCGTTTGCGCCAGCTCCATTACCACCTGTGATTGTGACCGCAGGAGCAGTTAAGTAACCAGACCCAGGGTTTGTAACCGTAATTGCAACCACATTACCACTTTGTATAGTAGCGTATGCAACAGCAGTAACACCACCTGATACTTGGGGCGCACCTATAGTAACTGTAGGAACTGCCGTGTAGCCAGAGCCTACATTACCCACAACTATGCTTTGTACGCCTCCTGCACCCGTTGTAATTGTTGCTACAGCCGTTGCTTGCACACCATTGGCGTTGTTAGGGGCAGATATAGTTACGGTTGGTGATGCCGTGTAGTTTTGACCTGGGTTTGTAATGCCAATTAAGCTCACAGAACCTACAGAAATTAGACTTGTACCGTTCCAGTCAAACAAACCTTTGTTGGGGTCACCTATAAACAAGTCTGTATTTTGATACTGAGCTGTGGTGACGTTAGAGCTAGATAACGTACCCGCAGTAGCAACAGTAACTAAACTCCTGGTGCTTAGGTTGTACGCTTCCATGCTTCCGTCTGATTCAGACGCTACAACGTACTGACCATTGATGTTTGCGTTGGTTAGAGAAACAACAGAGTTGGTAAAAACAACGTTATTTCCTCCAATATTTTTAACATTATCAGGTCCAGAAACAATTTTAAGGTTGCCTGGTCCTATTGGCATTGCATTTTCTAGCCAATAAAACTCATCCTTATCAATAGCTGTGCGGTTAGCCTTGGTATCTACACCTTTAAAGTTTTTAATTACCGCATAGCTTTTCTTTTGCTCTGCTGATGCCATTCTTAACCTCCACTACTGTAGGGGTTGGGGATTCTTCTTGTGTAAGTAGAATTAAGAATGTTCAATACTTTTTTATTGTATTGTTGCTGGTATATCTCGGCTTCACCGTAAGATTGCTCGTAAAACTTAGCTTTGTAGGCTGCGTAATACTGCACTGCGGTACTCCAGGGGTCAAGAATAGTATCTTGCACATCAGGCGTACCTATAGACAAAGGTTGTGGCAATATAACGGTGTCTAATTCAATGTAGTAAGACTGGTCTGGGACTGGGGCAATGTATATTTGTTGTTGACCGTAGACGGAAAAACAAATTGGTCTGCCAATGTAATTCTGCCAATAACGGAGTTGGGAAGTGAAATCAGACCACGGCAAGTAGCGCATAGGGATGCGACTATTACCCCAGTAAAGATTAATGTTGAGAATGTCAACCGTATTAATTCCGTTAGGTAACGCTTGAAAAGGAATAATCTCTGCATTTTGAACATATAACAAAGTTGCCGTACCATCCGCAAATGTGGTGGTAGGGGGAAAGATGTTTGTACCTGTTGGATACGCTGGTGCAGCAGTGCCAGATGTACCGCTTGTTTGATACTGATAAATGTAAATGTTGCTGAACACATACTGACCTGCGGTAACGGCTGTACTTGCCACCCAAGGTGTAGCAGGTGTTGTATTTGTGTTTGTGCTTAGGTAGGGATTAGAAGATGCTATAGGAGTAGATGTGTTTTGAACTGTACGCAAACACCCCGTATCCCTGACTAATTGTGAACGAGACTCGTTAATGTATCCTGTTAACTGAGCTTGAGTCCAAAAATTATTGTTGGCATCATGCAGCAAATATTCAACTTGTGTGAGATAGTTGTTGAGCGTTGGCATGAAACATCCATAGTTAAGCTACCCGCTTTTGGAAGGATTTTCCCCCCACGCCTTTCTCAAGACGCAAGGGTACTACGCCTACAGCCGAGGGTAACGAGCTGTCTTTTATAGGCTTCTCAGTTGTTATCTCAAACTGGTCTAGCTTTTTTAAACTTTCTTCTAGTTCTGCATGAGTTTGAATCCAACCATGTCGAACCAAAATGTGTTCTCTATCTTTAAGCGTGTAACCAAATAACTGCACAGCTCCAGCAAGAGGAATCTCTACAGATACGTTCTTTACAAACTCATAGACAACACCGTCATAACCTATGGTTAATTCAATGTTGCCACGATTGGTTACAAATACCTTATCCATTAGAAACTAACAACATCACCATAAATTACGATGTTAACCAAGTTAGAGTTACCACTAGCTGTGTTAATGTTTACGTATAGTGCTTGTGTTGTTGCCCCTGAAACTACCGTATTTGCCCCGTATGCCCCTGCAATCGTCAAATCTTGATACTTACCAGAAGAAGTCAAGTTAGACAAAACTACGTTGGCTACTACTGCATTAGAGATGTTGCCATCACTGGATGTTGTAATAGATACGTTAGCAGAAGATACACTGCCCTGTGGATTGTTCACAGTAATTCTGCGAAGAATAACAGAGCCAGAAGAGTTAGCAGATGCACCTACAGTCAAACCACCTGACAACAAAGGAATGGTGATAACACCAGACCCTGTTGTAGCTAAGTTTGCTTGAGGAGCATAGCCAATACGACCATTCCCAAACGAATCCAGGTAATACTGACTGACTGAATCGGGATTAGCCATGTGTCCTCCTTAGACGTTGTTATATGTACCACTAACGTTCTGACCACCTTCAACTGTCAAAACTTGAACAGTAGTGTTGTAACCAGAAGAGTTAATAAATACGTTAACACCGTCAGAGACAACCACACCACCTGTATTGTTTCCAATAAAAGGTCCAACAGCAGAAATGTTTCCTGTTGTTAAGTTGGTTGCAGAGGTCATGTTGATGGTCACGTTAGCAGTAGGAGGTACTAAGTACACACCTGCTGGGATAACGTTACCTGTAGTGGTTGCAGAAATGTTTGCAAACGTAAAATACGCACCAGGCGTGTTTGCCGTTGCATTTGCAAGGATAATTTTATTGAGTGCTAATGCCATTTGTCATTACTCCTTACAGTGAGAGGTAGTTGTAGTTGGTAACTTTTGACATTGCCTTGGGCTTTACAGACACCAACTCAGCAATCATAAGAACCGCACCTACGTAACCAATTTGCCAGTTAGGTAATGTGGACTCAAATCCTGTGAACACAAATGAACCTTGCTCGTG